ATTATTCTTTGAATGTACGCCCTTGTTTTTACGCTTGGGCTTTGGTTGCCATTTATTTACGGATGCGCTCGCCTTTGCCATTACTTATAGATATAAAGCCTAAACCAGTTAAAATCTTCAGTACCTCCGTTCTTCTGGTACTCCAAAAAAGCGTCAAATATAGGCCCCGCATTTTTGCCCTCATCCACAACCATCGCCGTATCAATTCCTGCGGTAATCATCTTTGCAACAAACACCTCTTGCACTTTCTCCAATGCCTCAACCTTCACCTCTGCCTGCACAACCGCCTCCTTTAGTTCAGCCTTTTCCGCTACCTTTTCCTCCACCAACGCCTCACTAACTTCGTGAGCTGCGTGAGTCGCTTGGCCCACTGCTTGCGTTTGCTGTTGAATCTTCTTCAAAAGTGCGTCCATCTCATTCACTGGCTCGGGCTTAACTGCCCACGATGTTGTAAACAAAAAGCCGCAAAGGAAAAGAAAAGAAAAAATGTATAGCAGTCTCATCGGTTATAGTTTCTTCATTGAGTTAATTATCCGTAGTTCGGTAATGGCGGCACTGAGTGCGCTGTCAGCAGTTTTTAGCATCTTGTACGCCTGCTTTTGCTCTGCCCTCATTACTGCCATCTCTTTGCGACATTCATCAATCTGCTCTTGATTGCCCGAACGCAAGTCCATATACAAATAAGAGACAGCCAGCAACATACAAAAAGCAACGGCAGCAACAGGATTTTTGCGGAATTGGTCAAACGAAACAGGTAGCGGATTCGCATTAGGGGTTTTTTTCGGTGCAGTCATTATTCGGGGATATTGCAAAAGGGTGACGACGGATTGAATTGGCAAAAACGAGCAAGGTAAAGCGACTCACAACCAGCGAAAACATGGATTCCGCAAGGATTTGGGAACACCTCTTTAGTTACAAATGATTCCAACGGCTCATCGTTCCAAAGGATGTCAACGGCATACAACGGGGATAGGTCTGTGCAGTTACCTTCTTCATCGGTGGCAAGGCAGATTTGCCCGATTTCGTGTACGGCACAATTTTGGTAGATGATAGAACCCTCTTGCGTTGTGGAGATTTGGGCTTGGTATGTTAGCCATTCGGCTAATGATTGGAATGAATATTTTGCGAAGGTCATAAGGTTGTAAGGGTTGTGCAATCGGTGTCCGATAGCGGTGAAGGATAGAGTGCCATTGCTTGGATGAATTTTTGTACCTCAGTTGTGCCATCGTGCCCTAAAAATTCCATATTTGTAGCAGTAAATGATGTTGCAGAAACAACCTTTGTACCATTCGCAAAAATGTCCGCACTCGTTCCATCCCATTTGATGGCGATTTTTACGGTAGTTGTTGTTGTGACATATAATTGACTATAAACGCCACTAACAAATTTACCTATTCTCATTCTGTTAGTTGTAGGTGCGGTAAAACCACCAATTACAAAAGTATTTGTACCACCCGTACTTGCATTCCCTAAAAATAAGCCATTAGCCCCACTATCTCTACCTAATGGAATGTTATTAACAAACTCCACAAACCAAGTTCCCCCACTTGATGTTATCAAACCATTGGTGTAGATGTTATTGCGGCTGAATGAATCAGCAATACGGGTGGCTGATGCGGTGGTTGTTGGGATTGGCGTAGTCACATAAGCACCAACTTCGCATTGAGCGCCCCAAATGTAAATAGATGCAGTTCCGTTACCCGTATAAACATTGGTGGCGTCTGCACTTGCGGGATAAATTCCCAAAGTGTTTGCACCCGCTGCCGTAGTTGCAGTAATAACACAACGATACCATCCATTTCCAACGCTTACTATTGAGGCGGTGGCTGCGCTTCCAACAGTTCCGACAGTGCCATTTGATAAGTTAAAAAAAGCACTTGCGTTTGTGGTACTTAATAACGAAAGTGAAATCCAACTTCTATTGGCTGCCTTTGCATATACTGAAAATGTCTGCGCTGCTGCCGTCAATGTAACACCTTGCGAAACGGGGTGTGATGATGTTGCGGTTGTGTCTTCGACCAATGTGTCTGCCGTTGTATTTCCATCGGGAGAAACAACGCTATTCGCGGATATTGTGCATCGTGTTTTTGTCCAACTTGAATTATCAAAACTCTCCGACTGCAACGCCAAATTCGTCCTCTGCGGCTCTAACAACAACGCGGGGCAACTACCATACAGATAAGACAAACGTGGTACACCCGTAGCCATTGACTCTAATAACCCCGTACTATTTGTACGTATTGCCGTGGATGCCCGTGTCCAAGTTAAATCACCGTTTCCGTTGGTGGGGATTTCGGCATATGCTTTGCCCGACTTGTAGCCCGATGGAATGAGCAACAAAGATGCGGACTGCAATAACGAACTCACCGCATCAACACAAGCACCTCCTTCCGTTACTCCGCCATCGGCAATAACTCGGCTTTGGTAAGCACCAAAAATCCCTTGGGCATAGTTGGAACGATTGATTCCAATGCCCAATCCAATGCCCATTCTGCGCATTAGTATGCGATTACAGAACCCGAGGAAGTAACGAACCCCGTAATTTTATTGCCTTTACCAGCTGGCAAATATGCGCCCTGCTTAAAAGTAATGCCGCTCATACCGCGGGCTGTTAATACGTTGGTAGCGGTTCCGTTTTCTGCCGTTACTGTGAAGCTAGTAAATACAGTGTCCTCTTGAGGAATTACCGCGTCATAACTCACCCCTGTAACTGTTGCAGCCGCGTGGTATTTAAAACCCTGCGAGCCTGCTATAATGTCTGCGCTTGCTTGTGCCATAATAAGCGCAATTTACAAACGCCAAACGCGCAGAGCGTTAACAAATTAAACGCTACTTATAATATACCATTGCGAGCCGTCGCTTATAATTGTCTTGCTGCCGTATAGAGAATTTATAGTAGTTGCACTAGAGCCGTTTATATTATACGCACCGCCGCTTATAGTTATAACGTGTGGGTTAGCAGTCTTAATAAAGTAGTACTTTTTACCCTTGCTCTCCGTGGCGTTTGGCAGGTTCACTATTACGTTGCCGTCTGCCGTGTTGCAAATAATTAACTCGTAGCCGTTTGTAATTGTGTGCGTGCCTGCTGTGTAAACCACAGAAGCGTTGTGCTCTTGCAAATGCCACCTTACAACCTCTGAACTATCCACATATTCGAGCATCACCTCCCAGCGCGTATTCAATGTAGGCTGCGCAGTTGGTGCGCCTTCTGCGTCGTTAATCAAAAACTCCAATACCTGCTCAGGCACAAAACTGATTGAGCCGTTAATGTCGGCCACGGCTTCCAGTGCGTAATTTACTTTGTCATCGTTTTTGCCGGGATCTATTTTGTACCCTTCGCCCGTTGATGTAAGCCCTGAATAAGTTGGGGCCAAATAAAGCCACTCGCCATCCCATGACTCTGATCGTGCTTTGAAGCTGCAACCATTCAACACCCAGGCGCCGCCGTCAAAGTACAAAGTTTTGATTGCAGTGAGTGTCCCACTGTCTACCCAACTACCACGCACTACTTGCAAAAAATCTTTGTAGCAACCACCTACGGCCGTGCCTATCATTTCAGTAAGTGTGCCATGGGTTACAGAATCCCAACCGCCAAACCAATCATCGGCCACTACATTGGTAGTGCCATTGTAGGCCAGTATATTGCCAATCGCATATTTTGAATCGCTCGAGTAATGGGCAATCTCCAAATCAATCTCGGTACTGTTTAGCGCAGAGGCTGTGCTTGGGCTAAATACTTCCTCAATATCAAAAACAAAATCGGGGTTTTGATACGATGAACTATCTGCAAATGCAACTTGCACAGATGCCCAGTAGGGTTTAATAGCAGCAGCTGCGACTTGCCACCCCTTGCTTTTTGAATAAGTTTTTACAACCGAATAAACATATAAAATGTTTACATATATACGATCGTAATTAGCGGGCGCCGTAGTGCATTGCCTTTCTATGGAAAAAGTGTTCCACGTAGTGCGTTGCCCGCGTGTGTCCAACTCTTCATTATACGTTTGGTTTGTACTCGCCCAATATCCGTCTGGCTGTAAATATAAATTTGTAGTGCCATCACTTACCCAAATTGAAAAAGAAACGATGGTTTTATTTTCTACTTTTCCCGCAGGGTATCCTCTGCCAAACTTAGTTACTATCTTCACCCTAATCGGCGCATCGTCTGGCGTGCTGCCTGTAGGTATGTCTGTAAAATCGGCAGTATATGCAGTGTCCGAAATGTTCGCATATGTTCGGTAAGCGCTACCTACAAGCCTGCGCTCCGTATCTAATCTAATCAACTTTGCGGCGGGCTGATAGTAAAGCGATGGCTTGGCTTCCCATTGCGGCCGTGGACTTCCCAATGTCTGCCTGTGGGTATAGGTGCCCGTTCCTTGGTAGCCGAGTGTATAGGAGTAACGGCGATAGGCGAGCGTAGTATTAAAGTAACCGTTTACTGGCACCATCCAATAGCCTGCCATCTCGTGAATAAACCTAACTTGCAAGGCTGCGCAAATCTGCTCCATTGCCTCGGTGCAGGTGAGCATGTTGCTATCGGCATAATATCCCGCGTCTACATCAATGGCCCGCACGTCCTTCATGGGGTCAAAGTTTTTGACAAACGCGTTAAGGTTAAAGCTGAGCAAGTGAATCCCTTTTAATGCGGCCGCACTGGCATACATCAAAGAGGCGTCGTAAAAGTAATTTGTTTGTATTCCTAAAACTACCCAGTACTCGCTTAGTTCAATTTCTTCTAGGCACTTGCGGAAAAGATAGGAGCCTGTAATTATGCCGTCCGTAAACCACAAATCACTAACACGAAACCCTTTTAACAATTCCAAGCCATCGACGGCCGCAAGTTTAATCCGTGGCTTTGCTTGGATGGGCTCACGTAGGCGCGTCATTTGGTCGGCAATAACCCTACCAATCCAAATGGGCACATCTTCACGATACACAATCATAGCCCAATTATTCTCAGCCTCTGTGCTTATAGAAATAAAGTCAGCCAGTACAGTATTGTTTGGCATCACCCACTCGGTTGAGCATCGTGATGGCCTTAAAAATTCTTCATAGGTTGCAGTGCCTTCGCCTTCGCGATCAATTACAAAGCCCTCGCCCGCAAGTTTTAACTCGGTGCCCGAGGTGGTGCTACCACTTGGCGCATCCCACAACTCAACCCTGTAATCAATATCTTGAATGCTCTTGAATGAGCCGTAGTAAATGCGTGCCATTATCCCCTATTTCTGTCTTTGTTATATCGTTCCAATACTATCGCCAAATCGCGCCCCTGTATCGTGGTGCTAGCAACAAATCCGCTTTGCTCGTTTGTGTTGAGCATGCCCTTAAGTTTGTCAAGTGGCGCAATCACTTCAGGGTTAGAACTTGCCCCGGGATATTCACCCACCAATCCCAAAGTCGGACCGCTCACAATTCCACCCTCAGCGAATGCTGTAGCCTGTGGGCCTTTGTTCAGCATGTTAGTGATCACCGCAGAACCCGCAATCAATGCAACACCCGCAGCAGCTGCAAGCACAGGGTTTTTAATTAGCAACTCTTTAAAAGCCTTCGACGCTGTGGCCGTTGCAATCAATGCTTGCCCAAATGATTTCATAAATGCCGCAACCGCTCCCAGTAATTTCTTGCCAAAATCTTGAAAGCTTCCAATTTGCCCCGTCATAATATCGCCCAATAATACCCCAAACGCTTCGAGTCCGTCAGCAGTCAAACTATTAAACGCCTGGTTAACGCCCTCCATTGATTTCGCAAAACGCTCTTCATACTCTTCCTGCTTTGCAATTTGGTTTTGCATCGCATAATCGATTTGCGTAAATGTGTGCTCAAGTTTCTGCGGTGCCTTAATATCAATAGGCGCGGGATCAATTGTTTTGATTCCTTGGCGTGGTCCGCTAGCAACAGTTTCAATTTCTGTTGCCTTCAATTCATTCCTAGCCTTTTCTGCCTCTAACTGTCTTTGTGCTTTGTACTTTCTAAAGTTTTCTAAACGCTTATTATAGGCATCTTGATTTTGCTTTAAAATCTCGGCCTCGTGCTCTTGTTGTTTGGCGGCCTCGGCTGCGTTATAATTGTCTCTTTGTATTTTTAATACGGTTAACGCCGTTTTAGTATCGTCAATTATTTTGCCCCAGTTTTCTTTATTGTTTTTACCAAAGTTTGCGCGAGCCTTTTGTAGCGTTAAATTTAAATTCTGTTCCTGTAAAGCAAAGGCCCCTAATTTATTGCCCTTTGCCTCCATTACTTTTATATCCCGCTCGTTTTTGGCTATTGTTTTATCGAGCGTTGTATTTAATCCTTTCAGCGCGGCATCAGCGGGAAAAATTGCATCCTTTAATTTGTCAAAGTTTGCAATTAATGCGCCAATCCCTGCAATCGCAACGCCAATACCTATAGACATTAAGGCCGTTCTAAAGGCCAAGGTTGCCCCTGTTGCGCCTCCCGTTACTAATGTATAAAGTTTAGTGGCCGCCGTAGTTATCCCAATACGCACAGCGCTCTCGGCTTGCAATGCGTTTTGTATGGCTTGCACTCCATTCACTAAAGCAATGGCGCCCTGAAGCTTTACCATTGTTTTCTGTAGATCTTCATTCTCAACACCTGCCAATGCAAGTGCCCCCTCAACGGCACCAAAAGCCCCGGCAACTGCCTGCACTCCACCCAATACCGCATCCAATCGACGCGTATCGCTTGCAAAATATCCAACCTCTGCCCTGGCATCGCCTATGCTGTCTTTTATCCTACCCGCTTCTTTTATAAACTGATCAGCAGACGCGGCAAATTCTGGACCCAATGCCCGGGCTTCCATTGCCAACTGAGTCAACTGTCTGACAGTGCTCATAGTTGGGTTTTTTGTTGCAATCGCCGCTAGCTTTTCCTCAATGCTTTTTGCGCTCTTTGCCACATCGGCAGACATTTCACCGCCCGCCTTTTTTATTACTGATATCGCATCATTAAAGCCCTGTCTAAGCTTTTCAATGTTTGCGCCAATTACTATATTTAACGACCTTGCCATGCTTACAATTCTATTTTAAATCCATCTTCTAACAAAATAAAATCGCTACTTTCCAACAATAGCAATTCAGTTACAACTGCAACAGTGTAATAGTTAATTATAAAGTCCTGAGCAACGTGATAAATTCCCGCAAATCCTGCCTCATCTTCAACCAAATGCACCTCGCCATCGAACTCAATCGCCTGGCAATAATAGTCATTGAATATATTTGGGTAACTCGCAGCCTCAAATGCAGCTCGAACTTGCGCCGCCACTTCTGTAGCACTTGCAAACGTGGCGCCAAAACTACTAACTTGCACCCTTGCAAAATCTGTGCGTGAGTGGCTTGTGTTGGTAGGGCTTGCAATTACGCTGACTAAATTATAAGCGATTGCAGGGAATGCAGACTCTTGCGGAATCCGCAAAGGATTTAAGCGAGTGGAAACCAACGCCGTAAGGTCTGACGCATTGCTTAAAATGTTATATACTATTTTTATGGGTGCGCTCATGCCTTGGCGTCCGGTGTTAATTTATCAAAGACATGCGAATATAGTTTAAGCGCTTCCTCAATACTAATATAGTCGGATTCCTCCCATGGAAATGTTAACAGCCTTTTCGGTTCGATGGGTTTCTTTAAGTGGGGCGCCATGCCTGTAGCAACTGCCCAGCGGGTTATTTCCCATTGGTTTCTGTACTGCTGTTGCTGCGCCTCACGCATCCCCTCCAATTTCAAACGCCAAAAACGTGGCGAGCATTTCCAAAACTCTCGCTCAGTTAGATTCAATTCGCCGTAACTGATGCGCTCAATCTTGCGCCAAGTTAGCGGTGCGCCGTCGCCCTTGGCTTTTACTTTCCCTCTGGCTCTTCGGTGCTAAAAAAATCACTCACCGCCTGCGTGAATCCATCCAATGCAGGGCTCAACTCTGTAAATCTTTTAACCGATGCGCCCAACTTTTGGATCGTGGGGTATGGCGTTTTTTTGCCGTCGGCTTCGTAGCCTTCCAGAATCCCATAAAACGCGCAACTTAGTGCAAAGTCCATCGATTTGGCAAGGTCTTTTTGCAGGTTTAGATCTGCGAAATTTTCCATCCCAGCCAACTGCATAACGTTGCGCAGGCTGTTCATGTTAAACAAAAGGGGGTGCTGAACACCCCCAATGATAATGTGGCTCATGCCACAAAGATAAGACAAATAAATTATGAAACGGTGCCAATAGTCAAAGCGCCTGTACCTTGCAAAGTTCCTGTGAAGGTTGCTTTGTCATTGTTAGGTGCGCTCAAAGACAAGCTGCTGAAGAAAGCGCCGCCTGTTAATTTTTGATCTCCTGTGCTGTTGGTAGTCATTACAATTGTAACAGAAGTACCCGCTAACAAATCGGTCAAAAGATCTTTAAAAGACAAACCGCTTGTGCTCACAGATGCATCTTCTTCAAAAATACCTTCAACGTTCAAAGTGTAGCCATATTCGCCGGCTATAAACTCCTTTGCGCCTGCGCTGTCTTTGTTAGTAACGTCGATCATATCTTTAGAAATGTCGATTGAATGAGATGTCGCGTTTGCGATTTTGGTTAAGGTTCCGCTAACATCTTTATAGATGCTTATCAGCGTGCCGTTTACTGGTCCAGAGATTGCCATGGTTATTTATATATTAAATTATTTTTCTTTGCTAAATCGGCAATGATT